TCTCTTTTTATCCCAATGGAGTGGAACTACGAAGGATTTATTGATGAGCACGGAAGCCCAGTCTTCAATACTCCGGATCATGAAGTCTTCGATCCACATGGGGAATTAATAGATATAGGTGTTGTAGAGAACTGGCAAAACGAAGCTGATGGTTTAAAAAATGATCAAGACGCACTAAACGAATTTTACAGACAGTTTCCAAGAACTACAGAGCATGCATTTAGAGATGAGACCAAGAACAGTATATTTAACTTAGTTAAAATATATGAGCAAATAGATTACAACGAAGAAATGTCTAGAACATTAGGTATTACTAAAGGTAATTTTCAATGGGTTAACGGTATAAAAGATTCAACAGTAATATTTTATCCAGACCCTAAAGGTAGATTTAAAGTAAGCTGGGTACCACCAACAAATATACAAAACAAAGTTGTAATTAAAAATGGGGTTAAATGGCCTGGCAATGAACATATGGGCGCTTTTGGTTGTGATAGTTATGATATATCAGGAACTGTAGATGGTGTAGGTTCTAAAGGCGCTTTGCACGGGCTAACTAAATTTAGTATGGAAGATGCACCAGCTAATACATTTTTTTTAGAGTATTTAGCAAGGCCACAAACCGCAGAGATGTTCTTTGAAGACGTTCTAATGGCATTAGTATTTTACGGGATGCCTATACTCGCAGAGAACAACAAACCTCGTTTATTGTATTATTTACGAAGACGTGGTTACAGAGGTTTTAGCATGAACAGACCTGATAAAATATGGAACAAATTATCTGTAGCAGAAAAAGAAATAGGTGGTATACCTAACTCAAGCGAAGATATAAAGCAAGCTCACGCAGCTGCAATTGAAATGTATATTCAAAGCCATGTTGGCATGGCTCAAGATGGTAGTTTTGGTAATTGTTATTTTAATGAATTACTAAATGATTGGGCCAAGTTTGACATAAACAAAAGAACAAAGCATGATGCATCTATAAGCTCTGGATTAGCTGTTATGGCTAACAACAGACATTTGTATAGACCAAATGCTAAAGTAGAAAAACCAAAACTAAACATAAGTATTGCTAAGTATTCAAACAAAGGTAATACATCTAAATTAATTAAAAAATAAATATGGCAGAGTCTGTTATAAATAATTATTTTCCTAGCCAAGTTGTAAGTGATTTGGAAAAAATGAGCTATGATTATGGTTTAAAAGTTGCTAAAGCTATTGAGGCTGAGTGGTTTTATACTGATAGAGGTTCAAATAGATACAGAAGTAATCAAAATGATTTTCACAGATTAAGATTATACGCTAGAGGAGAACAATCAATACAAAAATACAAAGATGAATTATCTATTAATGGTGATTTATCTTATCTTAATTTAGACTGGAAGCCAGTACCTATTATACCTAAGTTTGTTGATATAGTTGTTAACGGTATTGCAGAAAGAACTTACGATATAAAAGCTTACTCACAAGATCCATTTGGTGTTAGTAAAAGAACAGAGTATATGGAATCTATACTTTCTGATATGCGAACTAAAAAAATTAGTGAGTTTACAGAGCAAGCTTTTGGTATGTCTTTATTAGATAATCCAAAAGAAGAGTTGCCGGACTCAAAGGAAGAGCTAGATCTTCACATGGCTTTAAATTACAAGCAAGCTGTAGAGATAGCAGAAGAACAAGCAATAAACGTTTTGTTAGAAGGTAATGACTACGAATTAATTAAAAAAAGATTTTATTACGACTTAACAGTATTAGGTATAGGTGCTACAAAAACAAGTTTTAACACTTCTGAAGGTGTTACTATCGACTACGTTGATCCAGCTGATTTAGTTTATTCGTACAGTGAGTCACCTTATTTTGATGATGTGTATTATGTTGGTGAAGTTAAATCAATACCAATTAATGAATTAGTAAAACAATTTCCTCATTTAACAGAAGAAGAATTAAAAGATATAGTTAAAAACAAAAATCATCATCAAGCAAACTACCACAATAACAATTATAACTTAAAAGAAGAAGACAATAACAAAGTTCAAGTTTTATATTTCAATTATAAAACATACATGAACGAAGTTTACAAAGTAAAAGAAACTGGTACTGGTGCTAATAAGATTTTACAAAAGGATGATACATTTAATCCACCAGAAAACATGGAAGGTGATTATGGTAAACTACAAAGATCTGTAGAGTGTTTGTATGAAGGAGCTATGATTTTAGGCACTAGCAAATTACTAAAGTGGGAAATGGCTGAAAACATGATGAGACCTAAAAGTGATTTTACTAAGGTTAAAATGAATTACGCTATTGTAGCACCGCGCATGTATAAAGGTAGAATAGAATCACTAGTACAACGTATTACTGGTTTTGCTGACATGATACAGCTTACACATTTAAAGCTACAACAAGTAATGTCTAGAATTGTTCCAGATGGTATTTATCTTGATGCTGATGGTTTAGCTGAAATAGATTTAGGTAATGGTACAAACTATAATCCACAAGAAGCTTTAAATATGTTCTTCCAAACAGGTAGTATAATTGGTAGGTCATTTACTTCTGAAGGTGATATGAATCCAGGCAAAGTACCTATTCAAGAAATACAATCAGGTTCTGGTAGTGGTAAAATGCAGTCGTTAATACAAACTTACAACTATTATCTACAAATGATAAGAGATGTGACTGGCCTAAACGAAGCTAAAGATGGTAGCACCCCAGATAAGTATTCGTTAGTTGGTGTGCAAAAATTAGCAGCAGCAAATAGTAATACCGCTACAAGACATATATTACAATCAGGTTTGTTTTTAACAAAAGAAATTTGCCAATGTTTATCATTAAGAATATCTGATATATTAGAATATTCACCAACAGCAAATGCTTTTATACAACAAATAGGTGCACATAATGTTGCTACGTTAAAAGAAATGTCTGAGTTATACCTTTATGATTTTGGTATATTTATAGAGTTAATGCCTGACGAAGAAGAAAAACAGATGTTAGAGAATAATATTCAGGTTGCTATTGCTCAACAGTTAATTGATTTAGAAGACGCTATTGACCTTAGAGAAATAAAAAATATTAAACTTGCTAATCAATTGTTAAAAATAAGACGTAAGAAAAAGAAAGAAGAAGATCAGAGAGTACAGCAAGAAAATATAAAAGCTCAATCAAACGCAAATATTGAGGCACAAAATGCTGCTGCAATGATGGAGGTTAAAAAGAACGAAGCTGTTACAATGAGTCAAATGCAACTAGAAGAAGCAAAAGCTAATTTAAAATCAAAAGCATTAGAACAAGAGGCTGCAATTAAAAAAGACTTAATGGAGCATGAGTTTAGACTTAACATGCAACTTAAGCAAATGGAAAACCAAGGCGTTAACGGTAAAGACAAAATGAAGGAAGATCGTAAAGACGAAAGAACAAGAATACAAGCTTCTCAACAAAGTGAACTTATAGATCAAAGAAATAACGGTAAACCACCTAAAAAGTTTGAATCTGCAGGTAATGATAACTTAGGAGGTATTAGTATTTAAAATTATTAATTATTATTATATTATATTATGGAAGAAAAAGTAGAAAAAGTAACTGAAGAAGTTACAAAGGTAGATGTATCAAAACCTAAACAAGAAGCGCAAGACGCTGTTATAAAAGTAGATTTAACAAAACCACCAACACCAAAAGAAAATGAAACTAAAGAAGATAACCCTGTCGACGAGGGAGTGGTTGCAAAGCCTGATAATGCCGAGCCCACAGAAAAACAAGAAGAAGTACAACCGGAAGCTGAAGCACAAGAAACACCAGTACTAGAAGAAGTTACTGAAGAAGAGGTGCAGGAGCAAGCAGAACAGCTAACCGAAAAAGTTGTAGAAGCTGTTAACGAAGCTCAAGAAACTGGTAAAGCTTTGCCTGAAAATTTACAAAAAGTTGTAGATTTTATTGACGAGACTGGTGGTACTTTAGAGGATTATGTAAGACTTAATCAAGATTATTCTGAATTAGACAATGACACTTTGCTAAGAGAATACTACAAGAATACAAAACCTCATTTAAATCAAGAAGAAATAAGTTTCTTAATGGAAGATCAGTTTTCGTATGACGAAGAAGCTGATACTGAAATAGAAATAAAAAGAAAAAAATTAGCGCTAAAAGAGCAAGTTGCCAGTGCTAAAAGCCATCTGGACGGGCAAAAGTCCAAATACTATGACGAAATTAAAGCTGGTTCAAGGTTAACTACCGAACAACAAAAAGCTATGGATTTCTTTAATAGATACAACAAAGAGTCAGAAGAAACTCAAAAAATAGCTAAAAAACAAACTGATACTTTTTTAAATAAAACTAATAATGTTTTTAACGATAAATTCAAAGGTTTTGAATACAGCGTCGGCGATAAAAAGTATAGGTTTAATGTGAAAAATGCTAACGAGATTAAAACAAACCAAAGTGATATTAATAATTTTGTCAAAAAGTTTTTGAACGAAAATAACGAAATGTCAGATGCCAAAGGTTATCATAAATCTTTATTTACAGCAATGAACCCTGATGCTATTGCAAATCATTTTTACCAACAAGGAAAAGCTGATGCTTTAAAAGATAGTGTAGCAAATGCTAAAAACGTAAGTATGGATCCTAGAAAATCTTTTTCAAACGATAATACAAGCGGTCTAAAAGTAAGAGTGATTAGCGATGATTCTCCTAGCTTTAAGTTTAAAATTAAAAATAAATAATAAATTTAAAAAAACAAAATTATGGCAATTACATTAGGGCCTAACCTAAATGCTGTGGCATCCCCACAGAAATTAGCATTAGCCCAAAACTATATTGATTTTACTGCTGACGCAACTGGAGGTTGGGCTCAGCAATATTTACCAGACCTATTAGAAAAAGAAGCTGAAGTATTTGGAAGTAGAACTATTTCAGGTTTCTTAGCTCAAATAGGTGCTGAAGAAGCGATGTCTTCTGACCAAGTTGTTTGGTCTGAGCAAGGTCGTTTACATTTATCTTACCAAGGTAAATTAGCAGACGTTTCTGCTTCTCAATTTGAAGTTTTAACTGATATTGATGGAAACGTAGCTAACGATGGTTTTACACTAGCTAACCACGGTGTTAGAGTTGGTGATATGGTATTAGTATCTACAGCTGCTCACACTGCTGTTTGTCAAGTTACTGTTGTTAGTGGTGTTACTATTACAGCTTTACCTTACACTGGTGCTGGTGACCATATGGACGAGGTTGGATTTGGTACTGTTGATGATGTTGCAGCAACTATATTAGTATTTGGTTCTGAATTTGGAAAAGGTACTAGTAACCAAACTACTTCTAACAGCCCAGTATTTAAGTCTTACTCAAACAAGCCAATTATAATGAAAGATATGTACGAAGTTAACGGTTCTGACATGTCTCAAATTGGTTGGGTTGAAGTTACTGGTGAAGAAGGACAAAACGGTTACATGTGGTACTTAAAAGCTGAAGGTGATACTAGAGCTCGTTTTGCTGACTACTTAGAAATGTCTATGTTAGAGTCAGTTAAAGTTGGGGCTAACACTGGTGTTGGTTCTTCTACAACTGGTACTGAAGGGTTGTTTGCAGCTATCGAAGATAGAGGTCACATAACTACAGGCGTATCTGGTGTTAACGCTGCTACTGATTTAGCTGAATTTGACGCTATTTTAGCTAAGTTTGACCAACAAGGTGCTATTGAAGAAAATATGTTATTTGTAAACAGAGCTACGTCTCTTGCTTTTGATGATATGTTAGCTTCAATGAATTCTTACGGCGCTGGTGGTACATCATACGGTGTATTTAGCAACTCTGAAGATATGGCATTAAATTTAGGTTTCTCTGGTTTCAGACGTGGATCTTACGATTTCTACAAATCTGATATGAGATATTTAAATGATAAAGCTACTAGAGGAGCAATAAACACTAGAGATGCGGTTAATGCTATTAGAGGTGTTATTGTACCAGCTGGTACTTCTACTGTTTATGATGGTACTTTAGGTAAAAACCTAAAAAGACCGTTTTTACATGTTAGATATAGAGCTTCTCAAGCAGAAAGCAGAAAAATGAAAACTTGGATCACTGGATCTGTTGGAGGTAACATTACTTCTGATTTAGATGCAATGACAGTTAACTATTTATCTGAAAGATGTTTAGTTGTACAAGGTGCTAACAATTTCATGTTAATGAAATAAGCATTATTACTTAAGGATCGAGGCTTCGGCCTCGACCCTTTATTTTATTAATTTATATTATATTATATTATGGCAAAAAAACAAGAAAAAGCCTCATACCAAGGAGATCCTGGTGATGAGCATGTAGAAAAAGTAACAAAAAAAGTAGAATCTTTAAAACCAACGTGGGAAATAAAAGATAGAACTTATTTATTGACAGGTGGTAAAAGCCCTTTAACTTATACAATAAAAAGTACTGGTATTTATTATTTTGATCAAGAAAAAGGTTATGAAAGAGAGTTAAAATACACTAGAAATCAAAAAACACCTTTTGTAGATGAGTTTCCAGAAGGTTCTCAACAAAGATTAGATCATATAGTGTTTTCAAATGGAGTTTTATTTGTAGAAAAAGAAAAAACAACTTTACAAAAACTTCTTTCTTTATATCACCCACACAAAGGTAAACTTTACGAAGAATTAGATAAGAAAGCAGTTGCAAAAACAGAAGTTGAAGAGCTAGAATTTGAAATCGAAGCGCTAAACATGGCTATGAACATGGATATTGACATGGCTGAAGCGATTATGCGTGTAGAAATTGGTTCTAGAGTTGCTCAGATGAGTTCTAAGGAACTTAAAAGAGATTTGTTATTATATGCTAAAAACAATCCACAATTGTTTGTAGAGTTAGCTAATGATGATAATGTTGTTCTTAGAAATTTTGGTATAAAAGCCACTGAAATGGGTATACTAAATCTTTCGCAAGATCAAAGAACTTTTACTTGGGGTTCTAATGATAGAAAACTAATGAGTGTTCCTTTTGATGAACATCCATATTCTGCTTTAGCTTCTTGGTTTAAGACTGATGAAGGTATGCAAATCTATTCAAATATAGAAAAACAATTAAAATAATCAAACTGTAGAAGCGGTCGCTCTACGGAGCGATCGTAAACTACAATAAAAAAATTATGGCGGTAAACGTAGACAAAATATATCAAAGAGTGTTAGCAATAGCTAACAAAGAGCAAAGAGGCTATATAACACCTCAAGAGTTTAATTTATTTGCCAACCAAGCTCAAATGCAAATATTTGAGCAATATTTTTATGACATAAACCAGTTTGGTAGAGCACCTGGAAACACAACTCCATACTCAGATATGTTAGAAATATTAGATGAAAAAATATCAGAGCTATCATGCTCTTTTTACAGTTTAACAGATGGCGCTTATCAAAGCTACGCTACAGGTACAAAAGGAACTGCTCAAGTGCTGCCAGCTGACCTGTATAGATTAGGTACCGTTTGGTATTACTGGGATAATGATTATATTGAAGCAGAGTATATACCGCAAAATGAGTTTAGATATTATGCAAACTCTTCTTTAGCAAGACCTGCTAACGACCAACCTGTTTATACTAGAGATAAAGATGGTATAAAAGTATGGGGTCAAAACACTACTACAGCTCGTATAATACAAAGAAATACAAACGTTTTTATAGATTACGTTAAAACACCTGGTTATGGTGCAGATGCTGTAAACTGGGGTTACACAGAGATAAACGGAGCTGCACTTTACAATGCTACAAGTTCAAAAGATTTTCAATTACATGTTTCTGAAGAAGTTGAGTTAGTTAATAAAATATTACAATTAGCAGGAGTTGCTATAAAAGATCCTACTATTACTCAGACTGGAGCACAACAAGACGCTATGAAAGTTCAACAAGAAAAAATATAATAAATGGGATTATTTACGCAAGAACAAAAAAGATATTATACTAAAATACAGACTATAAATCAACAAGCTAGTGGTTTAACACAGCTTAGTACATTTGATTTATTAAACCCATTACCACCAACATCAAACGACCCTACTATTGATTCGTATAACACGGATATGATTGTAAAGGTAAATGGTGTTGTATTAAGCAATATAAACTACTCTTATATAAAAGGAACACCTGAGATAGTATTTGGTAGAAAAAAATTAGCAATAAGAGCTTTAGCTGGTGTAGCTGTAGCTTCTGCTGGTGGAACATACGCTGTTACTGGTACAGCTATTGGTGATGTGGCTGGTTCTATTATAACTTTAGCAGCTGCAAATACAACAATGCAAGTTGGAGATATTATAGCTGTAACAAATGCTAACAACTCAACATCTTTTAGCACAACATCTTCTAGCAACGGTGCTGGAGAAGCAGTTTCAACAACAGAAAATATATCTATACTTAAAATAGCAGACGACAATATAACTGTAACACTTAACAAACCTGTTAGAATTGAAAACAGTATGTTTGTTTATTTCTTTAAATACAACTGGATAAGTGATATAACAAATACAGCGACAAGCAACTATAGCACTAACCACATACCTATAACACAAGTTTCAACTCAAGTTCCTCCTGGAGCTGTTATAGAAATATTTAACTCTCACAACAACGAAACTGGTAATTATCAAAATATATCATTAAAAGAAATTATAAACAACTTTATGGTTTCAATGGTTGGTCAAGGTAAGTTAATACCAAAAATAAAAAGAGCTGATGTAGCTTTTCACGCTAGAAGAGCACAACAAGAACTAAGCTAC